TCGCCCGGGAGATAAGGATGCCGCTGAACACCGTGCGCCCGGAGCCGATGAACGCCTCGTCGTCTGAGGCAGGGTTCTCCTGCTTGAACAGCTCCACGTTGTTCTCGTGCTGCGTGCGGATCATCATGCGCCGCCAGTAGAGCTGCTCCGGCGAGAGCGCATAGCGCTCGCGCAGCATGGGCTCGTCCGAGACGACTTCGCCCAGCCGGTGCTCGTCTCCGATCGACTCGATGAAGCGTTCGCGGTCTGCCTGCGTGCCGAATCCCACCGCGCAGGCGGGGTCGCGCCACCAGGGCACGAATAGCGCCACGTACGTCTCGCCGGTGTCGGGGTCTTTGGCGCCGTCGCGCGCGTTGACGTAGCGCCGGTGAAAGTGGTTGAGCCCATTGGCGGTGCTCTCAAGCACCACGATCGTCTCTGGCTCATAGGGCACGGCGTTGAGCTGGGCGAGCATCTTGCGCGTGGCGAGCTGCCCGGTCCAGCGCGCGACCTCGGACAGATGCAGCATCGACGGGGTGTAGCCGCGCCCGGCCTCCGGGCTCATGGCGGTGTCGATCTCCAAGATGCTTTCCCCGGTGCGCCCTTCCATGCGCAGACGCCGGCTGGGCTCCCCGAACTGCATGAACTTGCGCCCGTTGGGCGAGAAGTTGGACGCCACGATCGCCGGCTTGATCGAGAAGTCAAGCCCGGACTCCGCTTCGGAGGGAAGGTGCGCGTGGGCGAGCTTTGCCATGTCGAAGATCACGCCCGCGGTGTTGGTGTCCTGCGCGGTGACGATCGCGGCCTGAAACTCGATCTGCGTCAAGCGCTGCAGGAACTTCACCGCGATCCAGGTACTAAAACCCAGCTTGCGCGCCTTGAGAATGATCGCGCGCATCGGCTTGCCCGCTGAGCGCTGTTTCTCAAGCAGCGCATCGAAGTCGAGCTGCCACGGGTGCGCCACGCAGGGCACCAGCCGGCGCTGCTTGTTGAGGATCTTGACGACACCGTGCCACTCGCCGGGCAGCGGATACACCGCGCGCCCCTGCGCGTCGCGGCGCACGCCGCCGGCCCAAAACGGCGTGTCGTAGCGCAGCCGGCGCCGGAGTGCCTGCCAGTCAAACTCCGGCGCCGGCGTGGCAGCCCCTCAGCAGCCGACGCAGATGTAGCTGAAGCTGATCGCGGACAGGTTGGCTTTGGCCGCGATCTCTGCGAGCGGCGTGGACACCGCGGCGCCCGTGTAGAAGATCTGCACTTTGCCCGTGGCCGGGTTGTAGCGCGCCACGTACCCGCCGCTGTTGATGATGTCGAAGAAGTCGATCTTTTCCGGCAGCGTCAGCACGCCGACGCCTTCGGGCTTGACGATCGTGTCGCCGCCCGTTTCGTATTCGGTGTCCGGCGTGAGTTCGCCCATGTAGAGGTAGTCGGTGCCGCCCAGCGAGATCCGCTTTTTGACGGTCGCGACAATCGTTTTCGGCATGTCCTACGACCTTTCTCCGGCTCAGGCGGCCGGCGGTGTGCTTGGTGGAGAGCCCGCGCCGGGCTCCGGCTCTGCAGGCGCCGGCGCGGCCGCCGCCTCAACCTCGATCGTCGCCTCCGCGGGCGCGGCCGGCGCGGCCGGCGTCGTCTCGGCCGGCGCAGGCGCGGCGGTTGCACCCTGTTCCGCCGCTGCCGGCGCCGCCGGCGCGGCCTCGGTCGCCGGCGCCGCCCCGGGCGCTGGCGCCGCTGCCGGCACAGGCTCGTGCGGACCGTCATACAGCGTCCAGCCGGGCTCCGTGGCGCCGTGCTGGTGGCCGGGCTGCGTGTCGCCCGCGTAGTAGTACAGGGGCTTGCCCTCCGGCGTCTGCGCGCCGGTGGCCGTCCAAGTGGTCGGTTCGATCGTGCTCGCCGGGTCGGGCAGGTACATGCTGCGCGCGGCCTGCTCGATCGGCACGGTGGCCGGCGCGACCTCGCCTGCCGGCGCGGCTGGCGGCGCCGGCGCGCTCACCGGGACGGCGTGGCCGCCGCCCACGACCGGACCCTCGCCGGGCGCCTCCACGCCGACAGATCCGCTGGCGCCGGGGATGCTGGCGGGCAGCCCGCTCGCAAGCTCCGGCTGGGCCGCCGGCGGCGCCGTGGTGGTCTTGGTTTCCTGCGTGCCCACGGTCGCGGCCTCCGGCGTGACCGATGGCTGGGCCAGCACGGGCGCCTCGCCAAGCTCCACGGCCGTAGCACGCACGTCGGTCGGATTGCCCGCGATATGCCCCGAGACGAAATAGCGCTCGCCGGCCTCCAAGCCGTCGAAGCCGACATCGCCGTTTGCGTCCACCACGCGTTCCTCGATCTTCTCGCCGCCCTCCGGGCGCAGCACGGACTCGTCGGCAACGTGCGTGAGCGTCACGCGCTCGCCGGGAGGGAACACTTTGCTCACTACGATCACGCCTGCCATCGGTCGCCTTTCGCTTGAGGGTTTGACCCAGCGCGCAGCATAGGCTGCGGTGGCGACAGCAGATAGCGACGGCCGTGCGCAGCCGCCAAGCCGATCGAACGCTTCGCGGCTCCGGGGGGGTTATCCGTAACGCACGGCCGCGCCCTTCAGGCTAGTGGCGCCCGAGCCACCACACAACGCCGGCGAGCACGAGCAGCGCCAGCACGCCGCTAAGCGGCAGGCTGCGACCCGCCGTCTGGCTCAGCAGGGCAGTCGCAGCCTTTGCCGGCAAAGAAGTCCTTGCCGCCGTCCGCACCCACTACCCAGGCGAAGTCCGCGCCGTGGACGGTGTAGCAGCAGCCGCAGTCGTTGGGATGCCAATGGCAATGCCCGCTGGCCTTGGCGAGCGCGATGCAGTCGGAGATCGCAAACGCCTGCTCAAGCGGTAGCACGAGCCCGTTTGCCAGCGTCACGGTCGCCTTGCTCATTGCTCGATCACCAGCCCGAGCCGCTGCGCGAGCTGCAGCGGCGTTGTGGGGAAGCGCTCGTAGAAACCGCGGCACACGGCGTTGCCGCCGCCGCGGTGCGTCGTCTCGTGGCAGACGATCGTGGACTCGTTGGCCCGCGCGTGCTCGACCATCGCCTTCACGCGCCCGCGCTCTAGCGCCATCAGGTTGCCGCCACGGAAGATGCACGTAGGGCACATCGCCGCCTTCACGTGAACCTTGCCATCGCGATAGACATTGTGCCGGCTCACTCGCCCAGCTCTGACGCGGGGATCGGCTCATAGCTGTCGGGGAAGATCTCGATGGGCTCCAAGCCGTTGCGCACGCGCAAGGGGTTGACCATGAGCACGCAGTCGCGGCAGATCGGCTTGCGCTCGCCGCCGATCGCCGGCAAGCCGTCCGGGCCGATCGGGATGGAAGGGACACGGTGCGGGTTGTAGCCAAACGTGCGCCCGCAGCTAAAGCAATGGCTCACCACGACGGCCCAGCCGCCGCCGGGATCTTCGCCGGCGTCCGATCGCCAGCTCATGCCGCCGCCGCCCGGCCCTCGTCGGTGAGGCGATAGTGCGGCACGCCCCACGTCGAGCCGCACACGCGCATGTAGCCGGCGTCCGCGAGCAGGCGCAGCGCCCGGCCGCCGGCGCGGCGGCGCCCGTGATTGGACGGCGAGCCCCCCCAGCGATCCTGCGAGCCGGTGCGCGCGCGGTAGTAGGCGATCAGGTCGCCGCCGGACCATTCTTGGCCGAAGCCCACGCCGCTGTCGCGCTCGATCATGTAGCGCAGCAGCTCACGCTGGGCCTTGGTCGGCGCGCTCATCCGCGCCCCAGCGCGCCGATCAACAGGTCTTTGCCGTTGGCCTGCATGATCGCGCGCACGTGCAGCAGCACGTCGGCCACGGCCTCGGCGTCTGAGTCATACCCGTGCAGCACCATGCCGCCCCGGTCCTCTGAGTCGGAGTCCAAGAAGATCACCACCTTGGCGTCGCCGTGCTCAGCGTGCGCTGCGATCGCTTTGATGCCGGCGTCGGCCAGCCTCGTCAAGCGATCGTGGGGCTGTAGTGAGCGCCGCGCGTCGCTCATCGCGCCAAGATCCCGGCCATGCGCGCCTGCCTGAGCAGCTCGCCGACGCGCCGCGGCGGCGGCCAGCTCCCCACGCCGTAGTGCGCGTCCACGTAGGCGTCCAGGCACTCGGCCAGCCCGCGCGCCAGCGCTTCAAGCTCAAGCGGGCCGCGCTGGCGATCCTCGTCTGGCACCGCGTTTAGCCGTCTCACCAGCGCACTCCGTCCTCTCGTTCCGCTTGCCGGGCTGATCGTAGCGCACGCTCAAGCAGCGGGCGCTGGCGGCTCAGGCGCTCGCGCGCCGCCGCTATCAGCCAGTCGGTGCGCGTCTGCTCCCCGCGGTGTGCGTCTATCGCCGCTATCAGCTCGTCGTCCATCCAGGCGATCACTTGGCGCTGATGGGCGCGCTTGTTCAAGTGAGCGCCGCGCGCGCCTTGGGGGTGGCGCGCAGCACGATCGCCTGCGAGCCCGACGCCGTGCGCCGTGTTACCAGCTCGCCGGCGATGCGGTAGTCCTCCACCCAGCCGCCTTCCACCAGCTCCGCCACGCGCGGGCGCACCGATGAGCCACCCAGGCGCAGCGCGTGGCCGACTTCCTCGCGCGTGGCCGGGTGGTCCAGCAGGTACAGCAGCACGAGCTTGCGCTGCGAGCCCGAGCGCGGGAAGTTGTCGAGCGCGGCGGAGCGCGAAGTCTGCGAGTGGCGCTGGAACGGCCCGAGCGCGTTGGCGCCCAGCTCTAGCTGCTCGCTCACGCCAGCCCCCGCAGCAGCACCCGGTAACTCATAGCGGGTTGTGCTTGGCGTAGTCGCAGTTGACACAGCCGCAGCCCGGTTCGTGCTGGGCGGCGATCGCGTGGCGCTGCTGATGCGCAGGGCTTTCGCGCACCGCGTCCAGCCTCGGATGGCGGCGCGGCGCCCCGAGCGTCAGTTGCCCGTGAATCACCGTGGCCGGCTCGCGCTGCGCAGCCGCCGCACGGACCTCTGGCGGCAGCGCATCGGGCGGTGGACGCAGATAGGCGCTCAGCGCGTCCTCGATGTAGCCCTGTCGCGAGAGAGAGCCCCGAGCATCGTCCATCGCCGCCACGAGATCGGCCGGCAACCTCACTTTGACTGGTACCGATGGCACGTCCGCGACGGTACCAATCATCTCGGCGGTACCAGCGGTACCACACCCTGAGAGGGTGGTCGGACGGTTCCGAACGGTTCTGCTGACGGATGCGTGTGAAGGTGCGAGGGACTTTTTTCTCCGCGCGCGCGAGCTGCGGCAAGGGGTGCCGGGCGCGCGGATTCTCGGCAGCCGGCGAGCTGCGATCAGACGCGCGAGACGCGCTCCGTTCCGCGGTCGCGAACGCGTCGCGACTGCCGATTATTGGCTTCACTAAGCCAATAATCGGCGCTCGATGAGCAGCGATCGCCACGCTCCGCGGCGCTGCCGGAGCGCCGCGATCGCGCCTATCTGGCACCCCGGGCTGGCCCGATCAGCGCTCCGGATCTCGGCACGTTTATACGTGCGCTCCGCGGCGCTGCGCAGCTCGCGCTCGCGTCGCGCGAGCGCAGCTAGACGTTCGCGCTGCGCAGCGCCGAGATCTCTGCCGCGATCGCGTCAGGATCTCCGGCAGGCTGAGCACTATCAACGGCGTCTGGCTCGCGTACGGCGTGCGCTGCCGGCGCAGTCGGCGCTGCGATCGCTGCCGGAGCTGCAGCCGCAGCGATCGCTCCGGCGAGCCCACGCGGCGCACGGCGCTCCGGCGCTGCGCTGCGCTGCTGCGAGCCTGCAGCCGGCAGCGCTGCGATCTCGCGAGCTGCTCGCGCGAGCGCTCGCAGCAGCTCCGCGCTATTGCGCAACGGCTGCCGGCGCTGCTGCGCGCGTTCTATGCGCTGTAGTTCGGCGTCTGTCGCTGCGATCAGACGGCGCCGCAGCAGCTCTACGGCGTCCGGCGAGCGCGCGAGCTGCGAGCGCGCGAGCCCTGCAGCTTTGGCGCGATACGCGCGGGCGATGTCGCGCACGCTTGACGCCGGGATAGCGAACGCCGGCAGCAGCTCGCCGGACTCGGCGCGCAGCTCGCCGGCAGCCGCTAAGCGCTCGATACGGCCGGCCGGCCGTAGGTTGCGCCGGTTGTACGCGTGCGCGATCGCGTCGCGCTGCGCGTCGCTGTACTTCCGCGGAGCGACTGCCACGCCGGCAGCCTAGCGCGCGCTCACGCGCGCACGCGTCGCGCGGCGCCGCGCACGCTCCCGGTTGCGCTGCTGCGCCGGATAGCGTATAAACGTCGTGCGGCGCCAATAGCGCCGCGGGAACGAGAGGACTAAACGATGAGCAACTTCCTAGACGATATGGCAGCCGCGGAGCGCGCCGAGCAGCTCGCAGCGCGCAAGGTAGGCGGCCGGCCGGCTAAGGACTATGCAGCGCGCGGGAACGTGCGCATTAGCTGCGATGGCTGCGGATTCCATTGCCGCGCGTCGCTGCTGCAGCTCCGGCGAGCAATGCCGCTATGCGGCTGCGGATACGGCGCGCTTACGGTGTGCAACTTCCGCGATCGCCTAGCGCTAGACGAAGATGGCGCGCTGAGCGAACTAGGCGCGATGGCGCCGGGCGCAGCCGCGGAGCTGCTGCGCAGCGAACGGCTGCGCGTGGCGGAGTTCCGCGATTACTTCCGCGGCGCAGAGCAGCGCGAGCAGCGCCGCGTATCGCGCGGCGGCGCAGCGCAGCAGCGCTGCTCATATGACGGACCGGGCGGCTGCGTGCGCTTCGCGTCGCGCGGCGGATTGTGCGCCGAGCACTATGCAGACGCGCACGCCGGCAGCTCGCGCGGTCGCGCGCACGCCGGCGTGGACTTGCGGGAGATCTCGTGAGCGCCGGCGAGCAGCAGCTAAACCTCGCCGGCGAGCCGGAGCGCGACGCCGGCTCGCAGCTCGTGCCGTGCGATCAGCAGCTAGGGCTTGACGGCGAGCTGCACGACATCGCGCCCGGCAGCGAACGACTGCGGCTATTCGAGCCGGCACCGGCGCAGCTTCCCGGGCAGCTCGCGCTAGGCGATCTCGGCGCGGAGGCTGAGCGCTAATGCTGCTGCTCACCACGCAAGCGCTGCCGCAGATGGCGGCGCACGCTCACCCTAATCTCGGCCGGCTGCTCACGCCGCGGCACTATTCGCGCGCGGCTGAGCAGCCGGCAGCGCTGCCGTGGGCGGCCGATAATGACTGCTTTACCGGGCTCGATGAGCGCGCATGGCGCGCGATGCTCGACGCGATCGCGAGCGCTCCGCGGCGCTCGTGCCTATTCGCGACCGCGCCC